TTAATTTAGTTNATACCGTTTATTACCCACGCCTACGTGTTCTTGTACGAGGATACATTAATCCACTTGTAGGACGACTATTTACGTCTTTGTTGTATGTGTTGAACGCTATATTGCCTGATATGGCTCTGTGATTCTTCCACAATGCTATTCTATCAATGTTTGAACCGTCCGTACTTACTCTTGTGCTTACATCTACATCTATTGCGTCTGCTGTATCTGCCATCAATCCTGTGACAGCATTGTTTTGTAAATATGTTCTTGCTTGTGCCTGTGTCAGTGTAGGATATACTTCTGCTAAACAAGCCAACATACCTGCTATTAAAGGTGAGGCGTAACTTGTGCCGCCTTGCGAACCCATTGTATCCCATTTTGGTGTATTGCTTTCCTGACCGTAATAGGGATTACCGTAGGCAATTTCATCTTTCATCATAGCACCCATCACATACTCTCCAGCGGCATATACATCTATTCCCGGACCCCAGTTGCTGAAGTCTGATTTACCTTGATCTATGCGGTTGCTTAGAGCGCCTACGTTTATTGCTCCGTTGAATGAGTAGTTGTCGCCACGCATATAATAATCTCTAAATGGATAGTAGCCATTGAAGAAATAGTCTTTGTTTGCATATGCGGCGCCATCAACCATATAGTTGTCCCAGTTGTCGCCACCTGATACATCATTGTAAGCATTACCGTTGCCAGCCGCAGAGACCACAATAATGCCTTCTGCTATGGCATCTACCAAATCACTGTTAGGTGCAGAACTGTTTACTTGAAAGTCGGTGTTGCTGTTAAAATCAGTCCACGCTTTACCAGTGTTCTTGTATACCCCACGAGCCAACAGTTCAGCATCAGTAAGGAATGTACTGCCGTTGCCTTTGTCTAATGTCACACCTTGGAAGTGTGCTACACTGGCACCTGAATAGATGTTGACTGATCCCAAACTTAAATTTACAATAGTAGGATTCTTTCTACCTGTTGCTGGGTTGATTGATTTGTTTGCGTGAAATTCTCTAATGTAGGCAAAGGTTCTGTTAGTGCTACCACCACCTGATTTGCTTTGCTCGTAGGTCGCATCAAACATATATACATTGGCGTCTTTGGCAAGTCCAAATCTTTCACCTGCCGCATAGGAGGCACTTGCTGTTGGATGGTTATTTTCTTGATTATAGTTGTCACGAGCATCTGCGTTGCTGTAGGTGTAGTTTGTGCCACCTGTTATTGTGTTGTAGTGTTGTCCCCAATTATAATCTACTAATCTGCTTGAATATTCTGCGTGATCACTACATGTATTGTTCTCTACAATGATGATATCTACATTCTTGCCACTTGCTGTATATGTCACAGTGTCATCAACACGCCTATCAGATGAACTCCCAGCATCGCCGCCCCAACCTGATCTGTTGGTGCTTTCAATGTGTCTTAGTATTCCCCAGTTGAAGTGATCATTNTTGGTNTATGTAACTCTGGAAGCACCGTCAGCGTTTGTAATCATTGATCCAGTTGGACTTGTGCTTTTGGTAAATCTACCTGTGTAAATCTACCTGTGTATGTAGCATTGTTAACTACGGTCTGTCTGTCCAATACACTCTGTGGAACAACTATTTCTACTCTGTCGTCATAACTTACTTCTTGTGCTTCTTCCAAGGTAAGCATATAGCTTGTGGTTCTTGAAGTTGGTCTTCTTTCTTCGCACTCTACTTTTCTATCTGGAATAGTTATAGCACCGCCTGGTGTTTCCATATCATCATAGAAAGCGTCAATGTCTACATCACGTTTTAGTGTTACTTGGAACAACTCCATGTTACGCCTCCAGTTGTAGTATGTCTAAGCCTACTTGTACAGTACCTGTGCTACCGCTTTTGTTTGTAACTCTACATGGTATATTTGTAGTTGGCGAACTTTCTAAGTTAAATCCAATAGCACCTGGACTAATAATAACAGTTTCTGCGCCTGTGGTAATTACTTCAGCAATAACACCTGCGTCTGATGTTGGATCAATACCCTCTGCCCTTGCCGCATCTGCTGTTCTTGTTGCAGCATTCACATACAATCTTACACGGGCCGCTTTGTCTGTTGTGATAGTCATTAATGTGTATGATTTGAATCCTGTAATGTCTAAGTCTGCTTCGGCACCATCTGCTAAACTGATTGTTGCGCCGATTGGAGGGGATCTGCTAGGTAAGCCACCACTAGCAAGTGTGTCATATGTAACTTCGCCTGTGGTTGGATTATATTCTAAACTGTGAGTGCCACTTGCGTTTCTAACTGGTTTAATTCTTAAACTACCTGCTTGAGTGTTGTTTAGAGTATTGCCAGTTGCGTTAATTACAATTGAGTTTGCGGCTTGGTTTAAAGGGCCTGCTTCTTTACCAATTGCTACTGCACCAGCACCTTGACCAACGTTACCAGCAGATACACCAATTGCTGTTGCACCAGCACCTTGACCTACTTGACCCGAATGTGCGCCAACTGCTGTTGCTTCTTCGCCTTGGGTATTAGTACCAGCTACAAAGCCAACTGCTGTGGCCCAACTTTCTTGAGCTGTTTCACCTGCTTGATATCCAATTGCTATTGCCAGTTGGCCTTGAGTAGTTGTACCTGCGCCTTTACCAATTGCTATTCCACGATATCCTTGAGTAGTTTTACCTGCGTCTTTACCAATTGCTATTGCTTCATCACTTTGATTTGTTAGTCCAGCACTTTCACCAAGTGCAATTTCTGATGGACCGTTGGCATTATTTTTATCACCTAAAGTGGCCCAAGTTGTAGCACCACCGCCACCTCCTCCGCCTGTAAGTAAAATACCACCTGCTGTTGTGCCGTCACCTATTCTAAGTGTGTTGTTTACTGGATCAACCCACACTTCACCATCTCTACCTACGTATGCTGTCGCAGTTGCCTTAATGTTCTTTGATATTATTTGTTTTGTAAGTGCCATGGTTTTCCCCTGTTTTGACTTGTTAGTTATATTTATTGGTATTCAATAGAAAACAGGGATAAGCAATTTACCCCTGTTTAATTTTACTAGATTTTATTTTATAGTCCGTTTGGTACTAACACATAATGTATTGTTAGAACAATAGCCACTGAGGCACCTAGACCAATCATCATCTTNTGAAAGTCTCTTGCTACTAGCGGAAATACACTCTTGAACTTACGCTTACCTGTGAAGCTGGCAATAGCAAGTTCACGTCCTGCTAGCATACCAACAAACACCCATGTAGTTGACATAGGTATGTCGTTCAGCTCTTTGAAGAAGTACAAGCACAACCAATAGAATAGATCAATCAGCGTTGCTGACCTTACATATCTTGTGTTGTGTTTTTCTAATACAATCTCTTGTATCTTACCGCCACGTTCTCTAAACATAAAGAACAAGCCGCCAACAAATACAAAGCTGATTAATACCATAAGGTCTACTGGTACTTCACGTGGAAGGAATACAGCAATGTTGGCCATGTCATGTGACAACCAAGTCCACCATAATCCGCCTGTTGCTACCCACTGTGCTATGCGCCAGTAATTTTTATTCTTTTCAGCAACTGGTGCTGTTTCGTCCATCCATCTGCTAATAAAGTACCAAGCAAAATATGCGAACATTGCCGCAATACCATAACCCATTATACTTTTCATAAGCATCTTCTCTAATACAAATGTACTTGCGAAAGCACTTAGTACTAGGAAGCTAGTTGATACAGGTACACCTTTGCGTGTTAGTAATACAAGTATGCCTGGTGCTGCGGCATGATACCATTGTACCTCTTGCCATGGAATCTTGTTTAGTCTGCCGTAACTGATGTCTCCACCATTTACATGCCAACCATACCAGAGTGTAGCAAGTAATACTGCGCTTGCGGCTCCCCATAATGTTTTGTAAGTAAATCTCTCATTGTTTGATGCCATCCATGTACCGAGAGTCTGTACTGAATCGTTTGCTATCACAGCATAAGCTGCGAATAAGAAGCCAACAAGGCTCCATAAAGTGAGTGCGTCCATAATAATCTCCTTTGCTTGACGGCTTTACCCCGTCGCTCACAAATATAATACTGTTGTATTACAAAAATTATTTATTACTCAACAAACCTATACAATACCTAATAGAGATGCAATAACAGAACCTGCAATAACACCAACTAATCCCCAAGCTAATACACCTAGTTCACCTTCAGTTTTAGTTGTATCAACTACTTTAGTTCCAATAAGGCCACCTATAAATGCGCCTGTAGCTACTGATGCAAAAAACATTATATTTCCTTTTTTATTTGATAAACTGTGCCAATTCTGGTGCTTTCCAACCTTCAGGTTTTAGCACTTTTCCGTCAGCACGTTTGATTACCTTGTTTGTAGTTGGATCAATCTTAGCAAAGTTTGTATCCATTACTTCTTTCCAGGCACCTTCTCCGTCCCAACCTGCGGCACGTACTGCGCCCATAGTAACAACTAAGATGTCGATTAGAGCATCAAGTTGTTCTACTTTGTCGTTGTCTTGGATAGCTTCTTCTAGCTCGTCTGTTTCCTCACGGATTAGATCGAGATACATTTTGTAGTTTGCTTCACTTGGTGGTTGGTCACATGCTGTACCAAATGTTTCGATGTCTTTGAATGGATTTGTCATTTATTTGCCTCTGTTATCATTTTAATATTCTGTTTAATCTTAGCATTAAACTCAGCGTCTGTCAAGTTATAGTTTAATCCTTCACTTAATGCTCTTGAAAAACTAGCAGTAACGTCTGCGTTAGCGCCTAACCTACGACATGCTTCTTGTGTAGCATATCCGCCACTAAGGAACACAACACGTTCTACATTAGGAAACACAGTAAGGTTGTGATACAAGTTAGGTACTTCTGGCGGTGTTAGTTTGAGAATACATTTACCTGGAAACTCATCCAAGAACTCTTGTAAGTGATACATAAGAGCATCTTCAACTTCAGCTTTGATAGGATGGTCAATAGGTACTTCGGGTTCAATAATTGGTACAAGCCCGTAATCACAAATAGTACGAGCAAGTGTAAACTGTTGTTTGAGTACAGGATGTACCATTCCTGTACCGTGTACAATGCTTCGCATCTTTGTACCATAAATTTTAGGACCAATGCCGTTTGTAGCAAACTCTAACATTTGCTTTACTGGAAACTGTTTGAGTGTTCCATCTTCATCACACCCACTGTCAATCTTTAGGAACGTGTCAATACCTTTTTCATCAAGCACATTAACCATACCTCGTGTTACTGTGTCTTGGTATAGTATTGCCGCCCAAATGTTTGAGTCATTAAAGTCAGGTGAGTTAACCATACGCATACGCATTTCGTGTACACGTTCCATTTTGTTATCTTCTGTGTACTCACGTCCGTAGCGTTCTAATACGCCTCCGGTTGAACCACCACTGTGATCCATTGCTGCAATAAATCTCGGATCACTCATACGACTCTCCTGTTTCACGGAAGAAGTTCTCACTCCAAAATGCTTTATCGTCAATCCAAATGTCGTAGTTTTCTTTTTCGCCAACACTTAGTTCGTGATGCTTGGCTCCCCAACCATCTAATTGATTTTTAGTTAAGTCATAGTAGTCAATCTTACTTACACAACCACGAGCAGTCATATACTTAATTGTATGTCCTGCGTCATATAAGGCATTTACTTTGGCAATCCTGTCGTACATTGGGATATGATTAGCATAATCTTTTTTACCACCACTGTCAGGTATAATCACTTCTTTACAGATTGTTCCGTCAATATCAATTACATACTTCATTGGAATAAACTACTCACACTTTCTTCATTTGTAATACGGCGCATTGCTTCGCCAAATAATGGTGCTAAACTTACTTGTCTAACTTTTGTACTTTTGCCATCATAAGGAATACTATCACTGATAACCAATTCTTCTAGTTTACTATCTTGAATCTTTTTACTAGCACCATTGCTTAGTACACCATGTGTAATGTATGCTCTAACACTTAGTGCGCCAGCATCCAAGATAGCTTCTGCGGCTTT